TTGAGTAGAATTAATTTTTTGTTGCATTTCTTGTTTTTGCTTTACTGGATCTACTGGTGTAGTAGAAGTTGTCTGGTTAGCTGTGGCGCCAGCAGGTTGCCCAATTGCTACAGTTGCATCTTCTCTGATCTTGGCGGCTAAAACTTGTTCCATCATGATTAATTTAAGATACGAGGCGTTTTGTTCGCTGTGGTGAAATTCTGGAGTGCGGCGATGTTCTTTGACTAATGTGCGTACACGATTTAATAGGCCGCGAGCTTGTTTAGAAGTAATAGTGTCAAGTTTGACACGACCACCAAAATAACTTTCAAAGACCTTAGCGGCCTGCTTTGTTGGGTGTATTGCGGCTAGTTCTAGCAGTTTCATTATTGAATCCTTTGTATTGAATATATTTAGCCCAGTTTACACATTTGGTCAATTCGTTTTCCACTTGTTTTTTACGGATAATTTTAGTTTCTAACTTGGTTCCGATACTGTCTCTAAATTCCCATTTTGTACTACGCTCGGCGATCGCTGTTCTAACAACAATATCGGAGGTAATTGCACCTAATTTATTGTCTAATACTAGTATATCACGAGCTGTATTATATGCGTTAAACTTATCAGCTATACACCAACTTAGTGCTGATTTGGTACTATGAAAATTCCCAACTTCTGTAGCTGAACAAAATACTTGATATCCGGGGCGTTGAGGAATAATGCGATATTTTCCAAATACTTCGTATTCGCCTGCATCATTTTGCCAGAGTAAATTAGGAGTTATATCCTTAAATTCCTGGCGAAACATACGGTCGAATTCTTGGTCTGATTTCATTTAAAGACGTAGTGTGCTGTTAGATAAAGTACTGATGCTCCTAAGAATCCAATGATTCCCACTCCCCAATTAATTAACCTATCAGTATTTTTTTCGGTTAATTTACTTACACAATCTTTAACTTCTTTAACCATAGCAGACACACTATTAATCTTGGTATCTAAATTGGTTAATTGTGCAATAAGACCATTGTATCTCTCGGCACATAATTCTACATGCGCTTCGAGGCTATGCTTTTCTATTTCCGTTGGTTCGACCATGTTATTTTCTCTAGTTTAGTGGAATTACTAATTCCTATTAACTATTTATGGAGATAGGCATAAACCAGATGTTCTTATTAGTACCATGACTAATTAAAACTGATCCTAATTCTAGTGTATTATTTAAATTAGTAATCATAGGAATGCCGTCGGCATCTTCTCTTAAAACTGCTACCGGATCTTCTTTAGTACCAAACACATCGGGTGTTTCGACTTCAAATTCAAAACTCCAAGATCCGTGGTACTCCGTTGGTTCTAACAAATCAAAAATCTGAGCTCGCATAGATATTAATTGTGTCAGTGTTTCCCAATTTCTTTGTTGATTCCTGGCGCGATTCCAAGATTGTATATCGGTAATTTCTTGCCCTGCGCGATCATAAAATGGAATTTTTGTTGATTTAAAATGTCCAGTTACCCTAGTTGCAGTAATATCAAATTGAGTTTGGCAGACAAATCTCATTTTTTACTCAGCTCGTAAAATATTTCTATTTTTTCACATAGATTATTTAATTCTGGATTGTCTCTGCGAGCAGAAAATATATCAACCCAGCGTTTTTGTTGTTCAAGCTCTTCGAGTTCTCGTTGAAGTTCTGGATCCTGTCTATGTAATTCTCTTACTGTGCTTCCGGGGCGGCGAGCATACACTGTACGACCACCGTCGGGACTTTCAAACACTGTTAATTCTGTAATTTTGCTAACCATCATATAAAATACTTAGCCAACAAAAAACCCTAGAGTTTTAATTCTAGGGTTTTTGCATTACTAATTAATTAAATTAATTAAACCAATGGTGACGAAACAAAAGTTGCGTTGCCATAAGCAGCTGTCCAACCATAGTTCAAGCCGCCAGATGCGTTAGCACCTTGAGCTGAAGCCAATAATGTTGCTGTATTAGCAGCACCTGTTGGGTACAATGCCAATTGCAAAATTGTTGGTGTCAATGGATCAACTTGATACATTGCAACTGTTGTGGTTTGTTGAATACCTGTTAAAGTATTACTAATAAAACCAGCAGCATTTGCAGCACCAGAAGTAACCATAGAGTTGTTAGATACGATTGAGAAAAAGTCAAGTTTTGGACCTTGAAAATTTACAGGACCTTGAGCTGCGATGTTTGCGGACTGAGCAACTGAACCATTTAATACATCAGTTGCGAATACTGGTTGTGCGCCACCAGAAACTACGGTAATATAAGCCATTTTAAATCTCCTTAATATATGGACACAGAGGTCCTGCTTTTATTTATACCGTTTGGTAAAAATTAGGAGTTAGCTACCGGTTCTGGGTTGTTTATTTGACGATTTGCTGCAGTAAATCCGCCAGCTAACCGGTTAACAGCCTTGGCCATACCGCCAGGAGTGGCCATTACCCAGCCTTCTTGCCCTGGATGTTGTAGGTCTAATTGTCCTAAAATATCCATTTTAATATCATGTAACAGCTCCCAAGCAGTAAATGCTGCGGCCATTCCTGCTAAATTACTACGGGGACTTTGTAGATATTCTACAATATTTTTAAATTTCTTAGGAGTAACTCGTTGTTGTAACCACGGCCCAAATTGTGCTAACAAATTATCAAATCCGGTGCCTACTCGACTATTAATATAATCCACACATAATTTAGGTAAATCAGTAATTTGTAATGCACGAAGATCGTTGGGATTGAATAGTTGATCAATAGCTGCACCTTGAGATCTATAAAGACCTTGTAGTTGCTTAACCAGCTGTGTTTCTGGTTTAACATTTTCTTTAGCATACACAGGTTCTAATAATAGTAATCCAGGTACCCGTTTAAACTGAACATTGCCAAGTGGTTCTTTTGGTGCTCCTGGTTCTGCATATTTTGTGTGCATAGCAATGCCAACCTCACTAGCACCTATACGCTGTCCTATATCGCTATTAGCTGGGATTTTATATTCTATAGCATTGGGTGTAAACACATAATTTCCAGATTCCAGCGGCGGTGTATTCATGTATAATAGATCGCCTTGAACAAACCCACGGTAGTTAGGAGGAACAGCAGCATCTAACATATCCCATAACTTATTATATATAGGAGAAAGATCTTGAACCCGGGTGGCAGCCTTACCTTGTGCCGCTGCATCGGCATCTCTTGCGGCTAAATGTCGTGTAACTTGGTTAGGGCTGGTAAACAATCCATTGTAACCTTTGGCAGTAAACCCAGATACATCAGTTAATATAAATGTACCATTGGCATCTCGGCCAAAGACTAATGCTGGCTTACCATCCCATTTAACTGTAGTGGTTTTTCCTGTATCAGCGGAAGTATGTTTTACAATATCTAATGCCTTCTTGATACCGGCACTACCATTACGGAATACATAATCTTCTAAGTGTTCAATGCCTTTGGCTCGTCCGCCTTGTACTTCGGCTTCTACAATAACCTGCATGCCTTGATTGACAATGCGATCGCGGAGACGGGCAAGGAAGTTTACATCACTATATTCTATATAAGTATCGGAATCTGTGCTTTCCATAAACGGTAGGCCTTCGCGTTCCATGTGTTGTTTAAAGTCGGCTAATTTTGCATCGCGCTTAGGATCGGTGCTAAGTGCCTGTAATATCGATTCTACACTTGCTAAGTCTTGTCTTGTGGCCGTTTTGTTCAATAACAGTTTAGCCACTGCATCTGGATCATTGGAAATTAATGTGTCTTTGGCACGATCGGCAATACCAGCATTTTGATTTAGTTTGTATCCTAAACTTTTAGCGATACTATTCATTAATACATTGCGCTCGCGACCTTTATATTTGCTGTCCACTGGCATTGCACCTAGTACAAACTTTGACCACGGAACATCTTTCATAAACATAAAATCTGTTTGCACATAGCCACGATCTGGGCGGCCGTCTATAGGAGTTTTAAAATGTACGGCACTGCCGGACTTACGAACATAGTCTTCGGGTTTAAATTTGTTAGCAACTGCCCAGGATTTAAGTCTATATTCTAATTGTTCTTTACTAACTCGATTAGCATCTACCGCAATATCTAAATCACCGCTGGTATCTTTAATTCCAGTTGATCCAAGTGTGTTGTTCTGTAAATCTAACCCAGGAAGCATTTCTTCAAGCCAGGCGAGAGTGGGTTTGACATCAATTTGATTAATGCGCTGTGTTAAGGCTTGGCCGTCGCTGTTCTTAAATACATTACCGCCTTCAAAGATTTTCATTTTATACCCATGGCCTGAATAATACTCGGGGGCATCGGTTTGCCTGTTTTGCTATCAATATAGCCTCTACCTTTATTAACATATACTTGTGCTTTGGACCCAGTACCCAGTGTAATCGGTGGGAATTGTGTTGTTGCGGCAGGTGCTGGTTGCACTGGACGAGGAGCAGATTTTATAGTAGTCCCGGGCTGTGCTGTTGCAACGACCTGCGGTGCGGGTGCAGCTTGTGATGCAGGTGTGCCATTAGGACGAGCTGTTCCTACTCTTTGTAACATTGCTTGTTGATATTGTTGAGGGGTACGGCCTGGATATTGGTTTTGTAATTTTCTAAATTCAATGTCCCACTTTTGCTGAGCACCTATGGGTTCTGTGCGTGGATTAGGATTTCGTTCACTAGCAGTATGTACTACTCCTGTTGCAGTTGGGGTAATTGTTCCTTGAGTGCTAGACTGTGTTGGTCCCGAAGGAGTAGCAGGTTTCTGCAACTGCTGAGCCATTTGCCCAAATGCGCCTGCTCCGTTAGACGGGGTGGGTTGTTTTACTTGTGGGAGAGATTGGCCTACTTGTGGTGTTGATTTTGTTTTCATAGCGTTTACCGCATCTGCCGATTGTTGCTGGTATTGAGCTTGTTTGGTTGCTAGGTCATCTTGTTTTTCTTTAGATGTAGCGGGATCAGTTGGTAGTTCGGTACCAACTCTCGGTGCTATAGGTGGTGTCCCATAGTTAAATTTTGTTGGTCTAGCTGTGGCCATAATCTTTTTAGGATCAAGCGGCTCCCACTCTGCTTCTCTGAGAGTTATTTCATGAATTTGCATCAGTTTTCCTTACCGTGCGTGTAAACTTACCGGGATCGCGATGATTAATGGCGTTTAGTAATTTACGCTGTAAATTCTGGGCATCGTCGGTGCTGTAATTTTCGTCGATCTGCTCTAGCAAGCGTATAGCACTGGCTATAATATTGGCGGCGCGGTTTTCAATAATATGGCGCTGATCGCGCTCAATATACATTGAGTCTAATTCTTCTAATAAACTACGAGTTTTCTTTTGCATTGGGCCAGAACCTTTTTATTATTTAGTGCGATTAGGCACTAAAATGTTATAATATTAGTTGGCTTTAATTTGCCCTAATAGCTGTTTTAGTTTGGCGCTTTGCACATCGGCAGTAATTTTTCCTGATTCTTCGTGTTCTGCGGCCGGTTCGGTTCCATTAATCATTGTGCTTTTTGCCTTAATTGAATCTAACAAATTTCCGCCTGGGCGTTTAAAATTAGATTGCTCGTCTTCTCCTGGATCTGTAATACGCATAGTTTCAACATTATAGTCCAAATCGATCTTCATACCAACACCTGTACTACTTCGACTTTTCATACATTGAATTTGATATTTTCCACGCTCACGCATAGCACGACTTGTAAAGATGCCAAACACATTATCCGCTGTATTAATCTTACTGATACCACCACTAATATGGCTATGATCAAACTCAATTTCTTCTACCGCACTACGATTTAACTGACTTGCTGTCACAAACAATACATTAAGTTCTTTGGCCAAGTTACGCAGTTCTTCCGACACATACTTGTCTTTAACAAATAAATCATTTGGGCTGACTTTAGCACTAACTGGCATTAACAAATCCAAGTAATCACACATGACAAAATCCACTTTCAATCCTGTCTGCACTTGTACTTCTTTGATGTAACTGCGGATATCGTTAATGTTACTCTGTGCCGGTAATGCCTTAATACGATATTGTCCAGCTTTCTTAGATACCAACTTAACTTTAAGTTCAGTTTGATCAATATCTCGACGAATTTCTTTTGTGCTCATACCAGATAACATTGCATCGGTTCTTAACGCACATAGTTCTTCACTAAGTTCTAAACTGATATACACACCACTTAGCCCGGCTTGCAACCAACCCAATGCAATGTTCATCATAACAAGACTCTTACCCGACCCAGATCCGCCAGCAAAAATGTTAAGCTCACCTCGACTAAATCCGCCATACAAGATCTTATCCATTTGTGGCCATCCTGTGCTTACCTGGCCACCTGAATTAAAATATTTGTCAATACGAAACCGCGGATCGGCAAAATAGTCTGTGCCCATGTCCTTGGTCAAACTAATTTGAACAGCATCTTTGATTAGTTTTTCAATCTGCCCAAATTCGTTACCAGTCTCGAGTAGATCTGCACTTTTCAAAATTGCTCGCTCTAGTTCTTGTTTTTTTGTAAATGCCTCAAACTCGTCCATGAACCACTCAAAGTGTCCTTCATTTAAATCTGGAATATGATTAAGTTTAATGCCAGTTGCGGCTGTAATCTGTTCTGGTGCGGGTAATGTTTTATGTTCATCGCTATGCTTGGCAATAAACTCAGCAGCGGGTCTAAGACTGCGGTCAAAGTTTTCTGGATTGTAAATGTTTTGAACGCGAACATAACTTTCTGCGTCCTGCAACATCATTTCTAAGAATAAGCGTTGGACATCAAGTCCGTAATCTTTTAACAAGTTGTTTCTTCCTTAGTTCTATTTTAATTTTACTAGTTTCTCGAGCCTGCATTATAGTTAGCAAAGTTGCTAGTCTACCCCAACGAATTACCGCATCGTTTACATCTTTGACCTCTGCGGGCCACTCGGGCATACTTACCGCCCACCCTAGTTCCACCGCCCGGTCTACTAGTTTCATACCAGCTTCGTCTTGATCTGGGACTACAATAATTTCTTTTCCTAGACTGCGTATTAATTTAACTTGTGCATCATTGATCTCTGCGTGTAACACTGCCAACCCGTTAATGCTAAGTGCATCAAATACACCTTCCATAACTACTACATATTGCCAATTTAATTTTTGTAGGTCGGTGCCAAATACATAACCCGGTTGTATGTCTTGAATATATCTAGGTGTGCGATCATCTAAGAATCTAGTAGTATGTCCAACAATTTGATTATCATATGTAAACGGAATTACAATACCATTGCGTGGCATAGTCTTAAACAAGAACGGATAGTCCAACGGTATGCAACGCTTTTGAAGATAGTTTGTTCCTGCTTCATTAAGTGGGTGCGTATCTGCTGGCAAATCTCTTTCTTCAAATTCTATACCTTGTATTCGATCAGCTACTACTTGACGCTCTTGAATTAATCCTTCAATTGATTTGTGTTTTAAACTTTCAAGATTTATACGCTCAATTTCTTCTTGTGGTACATTTATCCACTCTAATAGTTTACGAGCCTTGAATGTTAGGTTCCGCCCAAGAACAAAACTAGCAGTATAACCACAATTGAAACAATGCCAACTGAAACTACCGTCGGGGGAGGATTTTATACCCCCACGCATACGACGATCAGCGGATTCACCACGATGTACACAACACGGTGCATTTACTGAAACCCAGCCCGAACTGGTCTGTTTTCTCTTGCCTGGTAAAAAGGAAACCACATCAATCATACTACATTATAGCAGATTGTTTAGGAAGATGCAAGTTTATCGGTAGTATAGATTTTGAACAAAGCCAGTGCCGATTAATACCAATGCACCTTGATTGTTTGGGGGCACCGGATAATACGAAGCAACAACCCCGGCATTGGGTACTACCCAATATCCAGATCCACCATTAGTAACTTCAATACTTTCAACTGATCCAGTATCACTAAGGATGGCTCTTGCAGTAGCACCCGATCCATCGCCAACAATATCAATCTGCGGTGGCGCCAAATACCCGGATCCGGCATTGATAACTACAATACTAGTAACGACCCCTTCTACACAAACAGCATAGGCCTGGGCTGGGATGCCAGGTTGGTTCGGCGTGGCAAAAATACTGTTGTTAAAACATAATCTAACCAATGGATACCACCCAACAATGTTCATATAGATGGTGCGGGTTTCATTGTAGTAAGTAGTACTCTCAGTTACATTATACGGAATACTTTCATAATTTTCTGCGGCCTGAGCTTTGATTGTTCCTGTGTATCCAACCAAGTCCATTTGAACTGTGGTTATTGATTGTTTAGGTACTACAAAACTACTGAAGAATTCTGTGTTTAAAAAACTATTCCAGTAGTTAGCACCATTAGGATTGCCAGACCAATAATTATTTTGGGTTGCATAATCAGCAAAACTAGCACCATCGTAACTGCCTTGTGCTGATAGTTTGGTAGTAGGAATAGTCAACGGTGCGCTCGGAACATAGCGTGGAAATGAGCTGTCAACAATATCCAAAGGAGCACGGGCACCCGATTGTGCATTGGTAAACACCGCTTCGTTAAGGTTTCCACTGGCACGGGTTATGCTGTAATTTGCAGGTTGCGCCAGTACATCCAGTAGATCCGAGCCCAGCAAAGTTACTTTTGCACGGCCTAGCGGAGCATTTAGTGTTATCATCGGTTGATCAATTAGTATCTCAGTACCAGCGGTGTTAATTACCCGGAACATAAATGAACTACCTGTAATATCTACAGGTTTTTCTTCTTGGTTGATGAATTGAAATAATAAAACATTGTCAATTCCCTTGTTAATAGTTAGTTTTTTGGCGTACACAGGATTATACCTATAAGTGAAAGTTTCTCCGTCGCCAGTGTCTATCAATAATACTGATGTGATCTGTTGGTATATATAGGCTTGGGTAGAATACATATTTGTATTTATAGTTTTAAAGGCCTAACCCG